ACTACGGTGCTAAAGTTGGTGCTCAATACGGTACAGCTACTGCTGGTACATTTGACCTTGATGTTGACTCAAACGGTCGTTGGTCTGTTGAAAAATTCAAAGGCCTCTTGTTTCAAATCGAACGTGAAGCTAATGCGATTGCTCAACAAACTCGTAGAGGTCGTGGTAATTTCTTAATCTGCTCATCAGATACAGCTTCAGCTCTAGCTATGGCAGGTGTATTAGATTACGCTCCAGCTCTTTCAACATCATTGAACGTTGATGAAGCTTCAACAACATTCGCTGGTGTTTTAAATGGCAAATACAAAGTATACATTGATCCATATTCTGGCGGTAACAACCCATCAGCAAATGGTTCACAATTCTTTGTAGTTGGTTACAAAGGTACATCAGCATTTGATGCTGGTTTATTCTATTGCCCATACGTTCCTCTCCAATTAGTTAGAGCTGTTGATCCTAATAGCTTCCAACCAAAAATTGGTTTCAAGACACGTTACGGTATCGTAGCTAACCCATTTGTTAACTTAGATGATGGTAATTCTGATAACAACGTTATCGTTGCTAACAAGAACTACTACTACAGGAAAGTTGCCGTCACAAATCTCATGTAATTAATTTGTATAGCAACATTGATGTATCTCAAAGGGACTCGCAAGAGTCCCTTTTTTTATGTATAAATAGTATATAACGTTAAGGAAATTATTATGGCAAACGCATTATGTCCAGTACCAGGTAGCATTAATCCATTATCACCTACCGGGTTTCAACTATCAATCACTAAGATCCCAGAAGTGACATACTTCTGTCAGATAGCTACGCTACCTGAAGTTACACTAGAAAACGTTGCCATGGCAACACCGTTGTCTATCAATAAAGTTCCTGGTGAACTACTTAGGTTTGGCGATTTAACCATCAACTTTGTGGTAGATGAGAAGATGACTAACTACTCCGCTATATGGAATTGGTTAATAGGTTTAGGTTTCCCACAAGATTGGGCACAATACCAAGCTTTGATTAATGGTTCACAAAATAGTACTTCTGGTGTAGCACAATCAAACAGCCTTACTCCAAACTTTGGCACCCAAGTAGGTAACTACTCTGATGGTATCTTACAGATCCTAGGCAGTAATAATGTTCCAGTTAGATCTATTCACTTTATAGATCTACACCCAATTAGCTTGGGCTCACTTGAGTTCCAATCAAACGTGGACGACATCCAATATCTGACGGGGACTGCAACCTTTGGATACACTTTCTTTACTATAATTTAACTATGTACATTAATTAATTATTATGGTATAATGTAGTTTTGATAAGCGGATTTAATTATGAATATTGAAGAGATTCAAACGATGTGGGAGCAGGACAGTCTTATCGATGACAACCATTTGGGTGAAGCATCGACTGAGACAGCAAAGGTCCATGCTAAGTACATCAAACTAATGGTTCAGGTAAAGCTACGCCTTACTAAGTCTAGAGCCGAATACAACCTGCTACGTAAGAATAAGTTTCGCTACTATCGTGGTGAACTATCACGTGAAGAGTTAGCAGCTTTAGGTTGGCAACCATATCAACTAATCAAGCCACTTAAGAACGAGATGGACGAGTTCCTTCAAGGTGATCAAGATTTAATTACACTAAATACAAAGATCGAATACCTTGAGACTATGGGTTATCTACTCGAAGGTATCTTAGGACAAATCAAAGCAAGAGATTGGCAACTTAAAAACGGTATCGAATGGAAGAAGTTCCTAGCTGGAATGTAATGAAATTAACTATTGAAAAGATTAATGAAGTAAACATCCGTGTTTACGGCGATCTAGGTTGTGAGCAAGAACTCGAAGCGTTCTTTACTTACGAAGTTCCTGGTGCAAGGTTTACACCTAAGTTTAAAGCTAGGTTATGGGATGGTAAGGTTCGACTGTACTCATTAATCAAGAAGACATTATACGCTGGTCTATATCAATATGTCTTAGAGTTTGCACAACGTAATAACTACGAGCTAACGTTCAACCCAACAGATGATTATCCAAAACCACTTGATCTACATAACTACACGTTAGACCAAATATCTAAGTTCATCTATGACCTTGACTTGTACGGTCGTGGTCAACCAATAACACCACGAGATTATCAAATAGAAGCAGTACGCACAGCATTAAACCTTAACCGTACAGTGTTACTATCACCTACTGCATCTGGTAAATCATTCATGATCTATTGTCTGATGAGATGGCACCTTGAAGAGGATCGTAAGATCATCATCGTTGTGCCTACCACATCATTAGTCGAGCAGATGTATTCGGATTTTGAAGACTACTCATCGCATAATGGATGGTCAGTTAAGTCTAACTGCCAAAAACTATATTCAGGTTTTACGCGCGACATAACATCTAACGTCCTTATCACCACTTGGCAGTCCATCTACACCCAACCAAAACAATGGTTCGAGCAGTTTGACGTCATAGTTGGAGACGAGGCGCACCAATTCAAAGCCACATCCTTGATATCCATAATGGAAAAGATGAAGCATGTTAAGTATCGTATAGGTACCACGGGTACGATTGATAATAAAAAGTTAAACCAACTCACGCTCGAAGGTTTATTTGGACCAGTTCATAGAGTAACGACAACAAAAGAACTGATGGATTCTGGTAAGGTAGTAAACATAGACATCAACTGCATCTTACTTAAGTATAAGGAAGAGGTAAGGAAAGCATGTAAAGAACATATGTACCAAGAAGAGATGGACTTCCTCATATCAAATGAGGCCCGCAATAAGTTTATTAGGAACCTTGCTATCAACTGTAAGGGTAACACTCTTGTCCTATTCCAATACGTAGAGAAACATGGAGCTGTCTTATATGATATGATAAAGACTAAAGCCCCTGACAAGACGGTATACTTCGTGCATGGCGGAGTGGATACATTAGATCGTGAAGACATCCGTAAGAATACCGAACTTGATGATAATACAATCATAGTTGCCTCATACGCCACATTCTCCACGGGTATAAATATACCTAGTATAGAGAACATTATCTTTGCTTCTCCTACTAAGTCTAAGATCCGAAACCTCCAATCTATCGGTCGTGGGTTAAGGCTTAAAGACGGTAAGACACACCTTAAACTATATGATGTAGCTGATGATTTACAATATAAGACAAGAAAGAACCATACATTTAACCACTTTGAAGAGCGAATCAAGATCTATTCAGATGAACGGTTCGAATACAAAGTCCACGAGGTAAACATATGATCGGCGATCGTTACATCGTAATGAAGTTGGTTACAGGCGAAGAACTCGTAACTCATCTCATAAAAGAAGATGATTATGAGATAAGCGTATTATTTCCTATGATAGTAAAGCATGTCCCACGGATGACGTCCCATGGACCTGCAGAATCCGTTGTATTGTCTCCGTATACTTACTTTGCCGGAGATGATGAGTATACATTTCAAAAGAACCAGATAATATTCATTAAGAACCTTGATCCAAAATATGAAGCCGAGTATAACCGTGCGATCGATGACTTCATCGCGATGAACGCCCAAGTTCCGGAACCATACAACCCGAACGAGATGCAAGAACTAGCTGATAAACTACAGGCGATGTTTAAAGATAGGATGGAAGAATTTGAAGAGTTTCCCTCTATTCAAGTAGAATCATCTAAAACTATTCATTAACCACTTGAAAAACCCCATACAGTTATAATACAGCTTTGCCAATTTAATGTACAATTATTTTTATGGATCAAATAACAATAGATCAAACAGCAGCGGATAAGATCAAAGCCCTATTAAAAGAAGAGGATGTTCCAAACCTTATGCTACGTATATTCGTATCAGGAGGAGGATGTTCTGGATTTCAATATGGATTCACATTTGACGATAATCAAAATGAAGACGACTTTGTCATAGAACAGCATGAAGTTAAGTTACTAGTAGATGCTATGAGCATGCAGTATTTAGCTGGATCTGAAATAGCATATGAAACAACTTTAGCCGCATCCCAATTCACAATAAAAAATCCAAACGCAACATCTAAATGCGGGTGTGGTTCATCATTCTCTGCATAAAATAATTTTACTTTATACTAACTATGTAGTACAATGGTCTTAATTATTAATAAAGGTGAAACACATCATGGCTGAGAAAAAACCAGTCCACTACGTAAACAATCCAGACTTCCTTGAAGCAGTTAAGAAGTATAAGAAGCAGGTTGCTGAAGCAGAGGCATGTGGAGATCCAAAACCCCAGATATCAAACTACCTTGGTGAGTGTATACTTAAGATAGCTACCAAGCTTGCTAATAGACCAAACTTCATCAACTATTCCTATAAAGATGACATGATCCTAGACGGCATCGAGAACTGTATCATGTACTTTGATAACTTTGATCCTGAAAAATCATCTAATCCTTTCAGTTACTTTACACAGATAATCTACTATGCATTCCTTAGACGTATAGAAAAAGAAAAGAAACAATCATATATCCGTGGTAAACTAATTAGAGACGTAACAGTAGAATCCTTTGAAACACAAGGTTCAGATAACGATGAAGATTTTCAAAACTCCTACATCGGGTTTATGCAACAACATGGTACGTTCGATGAAGGGTTTGAAGAGCGTATGAAGAAAAAGAAGAAAAAGAAAAAAGACGACACTATTACATTAGACACTTTTATTGAGGATGAATTTGGTGAGTAAATTTGTTGTATTAGGCGATACACACTTCGGTGTTAGAGGTGATTCATTAAAGTTCCATACATACATGGAGAAGTTCTATAGAGACTTCCTATTCCCATACATGGAGCAAAATCAAATCAAAGTCATCTATCAATTAGGTGATCTATTCGACCGTCGTAAGTTTGTTAACTTCAATACACTCGCTGAATGTAAACGATACTTCTTTGATGAACTAAAGACAAGAGGCATCCAACTAATAACTCTATTAGGTAACCACGATATATTTTGGAAAGAATCACTAGCTGTCAATGCACAATCATTGATACTTGGTGAGTATGATAATATTACAGTGATCGATAAACCTACACGTATGCACGAAGATAATGCTTCTATCGATCTTATACCATGGATTTGTAAGGAGAATGA